GGCCTTCGCATACGCACCGATCGCCCGCCCGTAGAGCAGGACGTTCCGACTGATGCCGTCGATCTTGGGCGCGGGCACGTCGACGAGCCCGGTCGGCGTAAGCGCCATGCGCGCCGCTTGCCAGACGGCGAGCTGATTGCCGACCGTGATGATCGCGCCGATGATCGCACCGCGGAGCCGCTCGGCGGTCACGTTGTCGCGGATCCGGTATTCGACGCGCAGCTTTGCTGGATCGATATCGGGGAACCAGCCGTCGTTGGCGATAACCGCCTCAACGACGACGGGGGTGTTCGGGAGAACTGCGGCTTTGACGACTAGCCCGCTCATCGCAGTGCGGTGCGAATGAGCAGCACGAAGACGTCTGACGCGACGACCCCGCCGATAAAGAGCGCGCATGCGCCAGCGCCTCGCGGCGACAGCTCAACGGGCCGATCACCTTTACGGGCGATGCTCAGAACGACTAGCCCAGCCAGCGCCACGATCAAAGCGGCGCCGAATATGACGACGCCCGTGAAGGAAATTGCGATGTTGATGACGGTGTCGATCATCGGCTGATCCTTGAAATCTCGGGGGTGGGGATCAGGATCGGTCGATGGCCCTCAGCGCCGAAGCGCCCTCCCATCCCGCGTGATCCGCCCCCGAGCGCCGGGGGCGAGCTTGTCAGCCGCGCGGGGAGCGCGGCGTATTCGGAAGCAGGTGATCGTGATGCCGGCAGTGAGCACGAACCGTGCAAACCATCGACCAGAAGGAACACGCCAGATTTAGCGTGAAAATGCCCAGTGCTGAGACCATGAACCAAGCGGGGAAATACATTATCAGGACTCCTGTGCTGGTGCTGCGCCATCGGGGAGGGACGGTGCAGGCGGCGTCGGCTCGGCGCGCTTGGTGATGGCCTTTTCGAGCCGCTTGATCTGGCCGGCGACGCCGACCCGGTCATGCAGGCGGACGGCTTCACGCAGCGGCGCGAGCGCGCGGACCGCGGCGACGACGAACTCGGGCTTGGTCGGGTCGATATCCTCGGCCGTGCGCGCCAGTTCGGTGCCGATCGCCTTGTGCAGCTTGGCGCGGACCTGGTCGTGCATGTCCGCGTCGGCGGTCAGCTCTTCGACGTGTTCGAGGACGTCGAGCGGGAAGGGCTGTTTCGCAGCCTGCGCGCGGATCGCGGCGTCGGCGATCTCCTCGACGATCAGCGTCGGCGCTGATCGTTCGTAGCGCGACGGCAGCGGGACGTCATAGGCGACGACATGATCGGCGAGTTCGAGCGCGCGCGCATAGTCGCCGGTATCGATCAGCCAGACCATGATGGTCGGCAGCACGTCCTCGGCAACACCGGCGCCCGCATTGCGCCCGCCTTCCAGCAGGCCATCTACCCAATCGGCATAGGCAGGCAACAGTTCGCGCTTGGTTTCGATCTTGCGCTGGATCGACTGGATCTCTTTCAGCCGGCGCAGGTCGTGCTGCAGCCGCATCGCGATCGATGCGGCTGCGCGTTCGGCGGGGGTGCCCGCATCGGACGCTGGGGCCGACGCGGTATTGAATAACCCGCTCTCCGTGACGGGAGCAGATGCCATCTGGGATGCTAGGATTCGATCCCGATGTTTGCGAGCAAGGCTCATGGCATGTCCTGTGGAGAGCGGGCTAACTGGTGGGGCGGAAGCCGGGCCGGTTAGGCCGCGGGCTTCTTGCCCATGACGATGTTCTCGACGAGGGCGACCTTGCCCATGTCCTCGATCACGAAAGCCTGATTGACGCTCTCGTAATTTTCGACCTGATCGCGCTTGGCGTTGTCCTCGATCTTGCGCCGCTCGGTGCCGATCTGCTCGTAGACCGACAGGTTCGCGAGCGTGGTGATCAGCAGCGCGTTCTTCGGGAACTTGGGCACGCGAACCGCCTGCAGGCCGCCCAGCTTCTTGTCGGAGAGCAGGACGTCGCGCGCCAACGTCTCGGTCGCCTTGTCGCCGGCCGCGTTGACGATCGAGAAATACTTGTCGTGGACCAGGTCTCGGCCGACGATCACGACCAGGTCGGTGTCGTCGCGGTAATTCTCGTCGAGCAGCTCGATCGCGTCGTAGATCAGCGCGTCGACGTTGACGTAATCCACCTCGGCAGTGTCCGCGTTGCCCTCGGTTTCGCTGAAGACCACGCCGGTGCCGACGTAGATCGCGCCAGCGACGGTCACGACGTTGTTGACGCGGGTGGCGGGCTTCAGGTTGCCCTCGGCCAGTACGCGCGCAGGCGAATCCAGGCGGATATGCTGCAGCCAGCCGATATTGACGTCCTGCAGCAGCGGATACGTGGCGGGGTTGGTCTCGACCGCGACGTGCGTGCCGTTGAAGCCGATCGTGATGATGTCGAGCGCCTTGGCCTTGACGATCGCGTCGCGGATCAGCGGCTGGAAGTTCGGCTGATGCGCCCACGCGTCGAGCGTCTCATAGCGGATCAGCGTGTCGAAATCGGTCTTCTCGCAGCGGTAGCGCGTCTCCTCGAGGTCGCCGGGATAGCGCGGCTGGCGGTCGTGGATCCGCGTGTCGGTGCGGCTGGCGATCGTGCCCTTCACGCCAACGCCAACCTTGTCGCCTTCCTGCGCGACGACGGGGATGATGTTGATGCTGGTCAGGAACGCGCTCGATGCCTGGATCTTGCCGCGAAGCGTCTGGGCAACGGCGGGGGCGACGGTGAACGACTTGCCGGTGTCGGCGACGCTGTTCAGCTTGCCGATCTGCATGGTGTAAGCGTCGTACTTAAGGCGGGTGTCGTTCAGCATGGGGGCGGCTCCTGGGCGAATATCAGTCGGGTCGAAGTGGGGACGGCGTCAGCAGTCGGTGACGGGCTCGCCGGTGCCGCCATTGGCGTGCGTGCGGCTGAACTGCGGCTCGGGCGTCTTTTCGAGCTTGGCCTGCAGCGTCGCGAACTTGCCCTGCAGCTCGGCATGGGCGTCGGTGATCGGCTTGATTGCAGCCGCAATCGACTTGCCGACGACGTCGCCCATCTGCGTGGTGAATGCCGCGGCATCGAAGTTGTCGTTCGCGGGCGCCTGGGGCGTCACAACCTCGACCTTCTCGGGCTTGCCGCCCTTCAGCGTTGCCGCCAGCGCCGAGAAGAAACCGGCGACGGCGCCTTCGACCTTGGCCGGATCGGATGCGGGCGTTTCGAATTCGAGCGTGACGGCATCACCGCCCTGCGAGAACAGCGAGCCGGGCGCGGTGCGCGAGAACTGCAGCGCCTGCGTGCCGATCGAGGCGGGCTTGTCGGTGAACGCGAGGCCGATCAGACCCACCTTGCCGCAGCCGGCATAGCTGTCGGTGAGTTCGACCGACGGATAGGGCTTCTGGTTCTTGGCGACGAGATTAACGAGCTGGTCGTTGCCGTCGACCTGGCAATACAGCGCCTTCAGCTTTTCGGTCTTGCCGGCGATCTCGATATCGTCGGTCTGGACGCGGACGGCGACGACGTCGCCATAGCCATTGAAGGGCGGCTCGGGGCTGTAGCCCGACAGATGCTCGACGTTGATGCGCGGCGTGTAGGTTGCGGTGTTGAAGGTCTCGGCGATCTGGTCGATCCACGCATCGTCAATCTTGCGGCCGTCGCTGATCGTCTGGCCGGCGACGAATGCGCGGAAGAACTTGCTCTTGGTGCCCATGGCGGTCGGTCCCTCGGGGTTCGGATAGGTCGGCCGCGTCAGGCGGCGTCTGAAACCGTAAAGGGACCGAAAGCGCCCAGCTTCTCAAGCAAGCGGTCTTGTAGAGAGCCTCTCTACAAGACCCGGCGCTAAGTTCGGGGGCGTCCGCGTGGCTAGGTTCGCCGCGCCATGGACAAACTTCCCGCAGATACCGGCATGTCGCTGCCATCGTCGACGTTCCCCATTCCGGTGGACGTGCGTCGTCAGGCGCGCAGCCTGTATTGGCAGCGCTGGGGCGTCCCCCAGATCGCCGACGAGCTGCACCTGAATCCCAAGACGGTCCAAAGCTGGAAGGATCGCGACAAATGGGACGACGCGCCCTGCATCGCCAAGATCGAGGACCATCTTGAAGCGCGGCTGTGCGGGCTGATCGCGAAGGACAAGAAAACCGGGGGCGATCTGAAGGAGATCGACCTGCTCATGCGCGCCGTCACGTCAGCCGCGCGCGTCCGCCGGTTCGAAGCGCCCGGCGGGCACGAGGGCGATCTCAACGAGAAGGTCGGCAACCGCAATGCTGGCGAGCGCAAGGCCGGCAAGCCGAAGAACCACTTCACGACCGAACAGGTCGAGCAGCTCGAACAGATCTTCCACGACGAGCTGTTCGGCTATCAGGAGGATTGGTGGGCGGCGAAGGATCAGCGCACTCGCATGATCCTGAAGTCACGCCAGATCGGCGCGACCTGGTATTTCGCCCGCGAGGCGCTGCTCGACGCGCTACGCGGGGGCGGCAACCAGATCTTCCTGTCCGCGTCGAAGAACCAGGCGCATATTTTCCGCAACTACATCGTCCAGTTTGCCGCGCGCGTCGGGGTGAAGCTGCAGGGCGACCCGATCGTCGTCACCGCCGACACGATGCCCGAGGGCGAGCCCGCGGCCGAGCTGATCTTCCTCGGCACGAACGCGCGCACCGCGCAGGGCTATCACGGCAATTTCTATTTCGACGAGTTCTTCTGGACCTACGGATTTGAGGAGCTGAACAAGGTCGCCAGCGCGATGGCGATGCACAAGCGCTGGCGCCGGACCTATTTCTCGACGCCGTCGACGATCGCGCATCAGGGCCATTCCTATTGGACGGGCGAGCGGCGCAACCGGCGGGTCAAGAAGGCGGACCGGATCGAGATCGACGTCACGCATGCGCGCCTGCAGGCGGGCGTGCTGTGCGAGGACCAGGTGTGGCGGCAGATCGTCACGATCGAGGACGCGGCCGCGCGCGGCTGCGACCTGTTCAACCTCGACGAGCTGCGCATTGAATATGCGCCCGACGAATTCGCCAACCTGCTCATGTGCCAGTTCGTCGACGACAGCCTGTCGGCGTTCAAGTTCAACGAGCTGCAGCGCTGCACGGTCGACGCCATGGTCGACTGGACCGATGTCGACATGCTGGCGAATCGCCCGGTCGGCAATCGCGAAGTGTGGGCGGGGTTCGATCCGCAGGAGAGCGAGGACGGCGACAATGCCGGGTTCGTGATCGCGCTGCCGCCCGCCGGCCCCGGCGGTAAATTCCGCCTGCTCGAACGCCATCAGATCAAGGGCGACTTTCAGGCGCAGGCCGAGTTCATCCTCGCCCGCCTGGCGCGGTACAATTGCACCTATCTCGGCATCGACAAGAAGGGCGTCGGCGCCGCGGTGTACCAGCTGCTGCGCGACAAGATGCGCGGCGTCGTCGCAATCGAATATTCGCTCGAGGTGAAGACCGGCCTGGTCATGAAGGCGCAGCACACCTTTGCCCGCCAGCGCGTCGAATACGATGCCGGCTGGATCGACCTGCAGTCGGCGTTCCTCTCGATCAAGAAGGCGCTGACCCAGAGCGGGAAGAGCGTGACCTTCAAGACCAGCCGCACCGAGGCGGTCGGCCACGGCGACCTCGCCTGGGCGGCGATGCACATTTTCATCAACGAACCCCTCGACGGCCAGGCGCGCCCGAAAACACGAATGGAGCTATTCTGATGACCAAGCGAAACCGGGCACCGCGTATGTCCCGCGGCGAGACCGCCACCGCGCGGCAGGGCGCGGTGCAGGCGACCGCCAGCCCGTCGACCGCAGTGAACGCGTTTTCGTTCGGCGAGCCGGTCGAGGTGCTCAACCGGCGCGAGATCATGGATATGGTCGAATGCTACCGCAACGACCGCTGGTACGAGCCGCCCCTGTCGCTCGACGGGCTGGCGCGCGCGTTCCGCGTGTCGCCGCATCACAGCTCGGCGATCATGCTCAAGCGCAACCTGATCGCCGCGTCGTTCGCCCCGGTGCCGCGGAGCGCGGCCGACCCGACGCCGATCCTGTCGCGGTCGGCATTCGGCAAGGCGGTGCAGGACTATCTGGTCTTCGGGAATGCCTATCTCGAAGCGCGACGGAACGTGCTTGGCGGGGTCATGGATCTCCACCACGCGCTCGCCAAATACACGCGCCGCGGGATTGTCGACGGGGAGTTTTACTGGACGCCGGGGATGGCCGCGGCGACCGCGTTTGGCGCCGGCAGCGTTATCCAGATCATGCAGCCCGACATCAACCAGGAGATCTACGGCGTTCCCGAATATCTCAGCGCGTTGCAGTCCGCGCTGCTCAATGAAGCGGCGACGCTGTTTCGACGCCGCTATTATCTCAACGGCAGCCACGCCGGGTATATCCTGTACGCGACCGGCGACATCGACGAGAACGACACCGACGCCCTGCGCGAGGCGCTGAAGAACTCCAAGGGGCCGGGCAACTTCAAGAACCTGTTCGTCCATGCGCCTGGCGGCAAGGATGGCAGCATCAAGATCCTGCCGATCGCCGAGGTGGGCGCGAAGGACGAGTTTCTCGGGATCAAGAACGCGACGCGCGACGACGTGCTGGCGGCGCACCGCACACCGCCCTCGGTGCTCGGGATCGTGCCGGCGCAGGGTTCGCAGCTGGGCAAGATCAGCGAAGCCGTCGACATGTTCTTCGAGCTGGAGATCCTGCCGCTGCAGATGGCGTTCATGGAGATCAACGATCGCCTCGGCTTCGAAGCCGTCCGGTTCACGCCGCGCGCAGTCGCGCCGGCCAAGTAATTTCGCGTCCGGCATAGCCGGGCGGGGGATGCCGGGGTCCAGCCCGGCATACCGACGAGGATCTGTCTCGCCACGACCAACGGCCACTGGCCATCCCGCATCCTGCCGATTCGCAGGGTGCGGGCCTTATGCAGCGAGAACAGAAAGTGAACACTTTAAATCTGGTTCAGCCCGTCGCACCCGCCGCGGGCTACATTGGCGGCAAGCGCAATCTGGCTTCGCGCCTAGTCGCGATGATCGAGCGCGTCGAGCATGACGGCTATGCCGAACCGTTCGTCGGTATGGGCGGCGTCTTCCTTCGTCGCCGATCGCGCCCGAAGGTCGAGGTCATCAACGACGTGTCTGGCGACGTCGTGACGTTCTTCCGCGTCCTCCAGCGCCACTATCCCTACATGATCGACATGCTGCGGTTCCGCGTAGCGGCGCGCGCCGAGTTCGAACGGTTGAAGGCAACGCCGCCAGAGACGTTGACCGATCTCGAACGCGCCTGCCGCTTCCTTTATCTCCAACGCCTCGCCTTCGGGGGCAGGGTCAACGGCCGGCACTTCGGCGTCAGCACGACGACGGGTGCGCGGTTCAACGTCGCCAAGCTGGAGCCGATGCTGGCGGACATTCATGAGCGACTTGCCGGTGTCGTGATCGAGCAGCTCGGCTATGCCGACTTCATCCGGCGGTACGATCGCGCCGGCATGCTGTTCTATCTCGATCCGCCCTATTGGGGATGCGAGACCGACTATGGACAGGACGTCTTCAGCCGCGCTGACTTCGATCAGCTCGCTGACCAGCTCGCGGGGATCAAGGGCCGCTTCATCCTGTCGATCAACAACACGTCCGGCGCGCGCGAGACGTTCGCGCGGTTCCATGTCGGCGCGGCGGAGACGACGTACACGGTCGGCGCCGGCGCGGCCCAGCGTGTCGGCGAGCTGATCGTATCCAACTTCGCGATCTAGGCCGCCCACTCCTCGGGGGGTAACTGGCAATATTCGTCCCACGCTTGCCGCTGCGGTCTCTGCGCCGGCAGGGTGGGACGATCGCCCCCGAACCTGAGCCGGATCATAGCCGTATAAGTATCGAGCGTTTGAAATATCGCGACGCAGGTTTCGCCTGCGGCTAGCCGACCGCCAATCCAGGCGCACCGCTCCGCGCCGATGTAGCCGATCTGCACGCCACGTTCGCTGACTACGGCAACGGCTCGTGGATCGTATTTGTTCTGAGGTTCCGGCACCAGATACATTTCATCCCCCGGCTTGCAGAGTATCGCCTCGAACCGTCGGTCGCCCTTGTCGGCGTTCGGATATTGAAGCCCAACGACCGCCGTACTGAATTCCTTCATGCGTCCCTCCACTTGAGAACATAAGAAGAACGCATTAGAGCTATCAGCATCGAATCGGCAATAGGATCAGCGATGTACGGTGAGCGGGAAGCAGCAGAGGCGAAGGTTGAACCGTTCGGTCGATGGCTGCTGCGACAGCGCGAACGCGGCGATTGGATCGATGGCGTTGCCGAGGCGGCGCGGGCGGACCGCCAGTTCCCGAAGGATGGTGACCCTGAAGCAGTACGCAAGCGCATGCGCGAGATGTCGGCTGACGGCGACGCTTTTGCCGCGATCGACGACGCCGAGCTGCACTGGTTGGCATACTGATGGGCGAGAAGATCAGATTAAGGCTAGCACCGGCGGATCCTCGGCAGGCACTGCGGCAGGCGGTTGAGCAGCGCGGTGATAGCCTCGCGGCGCTATCACGAATGATCGACCGTTCGCCCGGTTACCTTGCGCGGTTCATCAAGGACGGTAAGCCAGCCGCGCTGACCGAGCGGGATCATGGACTGCTCGGTGCGTATTTCGGCGCAGGCCCGCTTGACCTCGGCATCCGTGATCTTTGGACGCGGTACTAAAGCGGGTGATGATGTGCGGGGCATCGACTGATGCCGCCGATCCCGCCCGCGCCGCCCGCGCCGCCCGCGCCGCCCCCAAATACCGCGCAAGAACCCCCGCCTCGCCCGCGAGCTTTTTATGTGGCTTTGGACGCAGTTGACGGATGTGCTGCAAGCCTGCGAAAACTTAGCTTTTAGGACCTGTTTTCAGCGCTCCGTTTGGACGCACATTGCTGCACCCGGATGCATATAACTGCTGGTGACATTCTGGTCAGCACGAACTACGATTCCGCGATGCGGGATCGGGACGTCAGGGAGGCTTTGCGCCGGAAAGTTCTATCGGAACATACTCGCGATCCTGACACACTCGTCATCGATGAGCTCGGTGTGGCGCACGGTTCCGCACGTGTTGACATAGCGGTCGTCAATGGGCGCTTACATGGATACGAAATTAAGAGCGACGCCGACACACTGACCAGGCTTCCTGCTCAAGCCGCGGCGTATAGCGCAGTCTTCGACCGAGTCACAATCGTTGCT